GAGTTCTTAAAACAAAAAAGAGATAAGGAGTTAAACTAATGGCAACACATTTAGTTATGGGTGATCCTCATTGCACACCTAAAGCAAGCAATGATAGGTTTTTATGGGCAGGTAAACTTGCAGCAGATTTAAAACCTAACACCATAATATGCATGGGTGACTTTGCAAGTATGGATTCACTATCAAGCTATGATAAAGGTAAAAAACAATTTGAAGGTAGGAGATACAGAAAGGATATAGACCATGCTCATGATGCATTAGAAAAATTTAATAAAGGTCTTAATGGAAGACGACTAAGAAAGATCATGCTTCTTGGTAATCACGAAGATAGGATAGATAGAACAGTAGATGACATACCAGAACTTGAAGGTACAATTAGTACAAATGATTTTAAATTTGAAAAATTTGGCTGGGAAGTTTATCCATACCAAAAGCCTGTCAATGTGGATGGTGTATATTATTGCCACAATTATCCTACTGGTGTCATGGGGAAGCCTATTAGTGGTGACAATGTTGCTCGTTCTCTTCTCTTAAAAAATAAAGTATCTTCTACTGTAGGACATATACATACATTTGATTATGCTATTTGTGCAGTGCCTTCTGGTAGAAAATTAATGGGATTATCTGCAGGATGTTACTTGCATCATAAGGAAAACTATGCTAAAGCTACACAGCAAATGTGGTGGAGTGGACTTGTAGTTAAACGTAATGTATCTAAAGGAGAATACGATTTAGAAATGATAGAGTATAATACAATTAGGAGAAAGTATGGTAAAAAATAAAAGAGTATACGAAAAAAAAATAGATCATAGTCATGATATGTCATATGAAAATGAAATTACATATGATAGTGTTAATGCACCTGCACACTATTTACATGGTAAGAAAGAAACTATAGATGTAATAACTGATTGTATGACTAATGATGAGTTTCATGGGTATCTTAAAGGTAATATATTAAAGTATGTTTCAAGATATAAATGGAAAGGAGAACCACTAGAAGATTTACAGAAAGCTAGTTGGTACTTAAATAGATTAATAAAGGAGGTAAGTAATGGACAGAAAGCTAGTTGGTACTTAAATAGATTAATAAAGGAGGTAAGTAATGGCAGCAGTTAAGCAGGCTCTACTAGAGGTAGAGGAATTTGTGCAAGGTTGTTTAAAGGATGGTAGAACTTTAAATCAAACTATAAGAGATGCTAGGGAATCTACACTAGCTAAATCTAATCCATATTTGGATGATACAGAATTAGTAGAAAATAAATACTACCAATTTAAAGGAGCACAATAATGAGAGATATGTTTATAGAAGCATTAACTAAAAAGTATGAAGCTGATATAAGTGTAGCAAAAGCAACTATATCAGTATACATGGATAAGTCTGTAGGTATAGGTGAACATCCACAGTTTATACATGAGATTGATAAACAACTAGAATTAATTTCTAGTGCTGAAGAAAAACTAGAAACATTACAAAAACACTATCCAACTGATGATGATAGTATACCATTTTAATAGGAGGGAAAGATGGATAAAGAAATAAAAGCAAAACAATATTTAATTGATGCAAAACAATTACAAGATATAATGAAGTATCTTATGACAAGACCATATGCTGAAGTGTATGCACTAATGCATATAATGACTACGCTTAATCTTGCAAAGTCAGATGGAGGAAAGGATGAAATTAAGAAGTAATTTAGATCCATATACAGGATTGCTGTTTGAATTAAAGATTGGTCTTAATGAAAAAAACTCTATAGTAATAGACTATGGAGGCAAACCTGTAGGTAAAATTAGAGAGGCCCTAAAAAGTTTTCCCTATCAAGCTAATCTATGTGCTGCCATAATTAATCATGCTAATTCTGTTGGTAAAAAATTAGAGGGCGATGTAAGAAAATTAATACAAGAGGTATAGAATGAAGAAAGATGTAAGAGACATAATACAAAAAGAAGAAACACATTTAAATAATTTATTAGAGCAAGAAGATTTATCTGCATTTAAAGGTATGGTAGATGAACTTCGGGATACTTGGACAAAGAAACAAATGTTTAGAACAGAAACAGAAGCTAGGTTTTCTGTGCTACAAGACAATAGGTATCCAACTAAAGCTGCAAAGTATTGGCAGTGTGTTAGAGAACAATCAACTTACTTAGATAATCTAATGACTTTATCTTTTGATTACAGAAGAAATGAAGCAAAGATTAAATGGTTAGAAAAGAAAAGCACTACAGAAGATGATGAATACAAACAAACTAAATATCAAATAGATTTAGATGAATGTAAATTTGCAAAAGCATCTATGGAAAAAGTTGCAAAACATAGAATGAGAGAGATTAAAATGTGGTCTAAATTAAAAAAAGAATTTAATGATGGCACATTCAATGACAAAGATGTTAATCAACACCAGTTAGAATCTTATGGTATGCAGTATTCAGCAAAAGCAAAAACATTAAATAAAAATTCATCTGATACAGATGTCTTTAATGTAATGGGCCAACTAGAATCTTTAAAACGAATTAGAAAATCTGGTGAGTTAGAAAGTAGTTATAAAGAAAAAGAACAAATCGAACAGCATGGTAAACCAAAATATTAAATTTAACTTTGTATTTTTAGGCCAATCAATTTTAAAATATCAAGTGCCTTTAGATATATATACTGCTATAAATAGTATATATGAAAATAATATATACAGGCTTGAAAAAGCTAACCAACAATTAGTAGGCAAAATACAACACGAGTATTCTTTATTCTATCATGGTGCAGATCAATCAAAGATGAAGAATCATAACTTGCTACCAAGAAATGTTACTGATTACTTTATAAAAATGTTTAAACATTATTTAGCATTTAATAAAATTAAAGATTATGATATGCATATTAATTCTATTTGGGTTAATGAAATGAAACAACATGAATACAATCCAGCACATGTACATAGAGGTATGTTGTTTACAGGTTTATCCTCTGTAATGATTTTAAAATTACCATCTACATTTGGTAAAGAGTATTCTGCAGAACAAGCACCACAAAATGGTAGACTACAAATACTAGGTGCAGCTAATGGTCAGTTTGCTAAAATAGATTATCAGCCACCTATGGAACTTAGAGATTTTTATATTTTCCCATACGATATGAGACACTGTGTTTATCCTTTTAATGGTACAGATGAAACTAGAAGAACACTTGCTGCAAACTGTGATGTACAATTTGATCCAATAAAAAATAGAGGAGCCGTATGATAACTGAACCACGTTGGAAATCTTTTATAGTAGAAACAACCAAACCAATATTTACACCTAAACAATGTCAAATGATTATTAATGCAGGAAAACAAGAACCAAAACAAGATGCACAAGTTGGAAACAAAGAAGGTATTAAAGGTGGTGTGCTAGATACTAAAACTAGAACATCACATATTAGTTGGATACCATTTAAAAAAATGGTTGATATGTACAAAGATATTGAACTTGTTATGAAAAAAACTAATGGAAATCATTTTGGTTTTGAGGGTATGCATGAGGGTATGCAACTTACAGAACCTGCACAATACACAGAATATCCCGAAGGAGGATTTTATGATTGGCATATAGATAATGATGTTAATATGCAACATGAGCCACCAGTTAGAAAAATATCTATGACCTGTTTACTATCTCCAGAATCAGAGTTTGAAGGTGGTGATTTAGAGTTAATGTCTGAAGATAAGATTGCAAAAATAAAACAAGGGCATGCAGTATTTTTTGCATCTTTTATTAGACACAGAGTAAAACCAGTTATCAAAGGTAATAGAAAATCTTTAGTTATGTGGTTTGGGGGCACACCATTTAAATGAGAGATTTGCATTTTCCTACACCTGTTTATACATTTAATCACAATGATCCTGCTTTAAACGTACAATTAACAAAAGATATTCTTGCTTGGTATAATCAAGATAAAGGTATTACTAGAACAAATATACAAGGTTGGCACTCTGAAACTAATATGAATGTAAGGCCAGAATACAAAAATTTAGTTGATGCTTTATATGAAGCACAGCATATTATTTACAAAGAAGAGCATTTAGATAGTGAACCTTTTTTAGGTAATATGTGGGCTAACATTAATCCACCAGGTGGTATGAACAGAGCACACATACATCCAAACTCTCTATGGTCTGGTGTCTATTATGTTAAAGCACCAGAAAATTCTGGTCAGTTAAAAGTAGAAGACCCAAGGTCAGTTGCATTAATGGTACGACCTAGAATGAAAGAAGGTAAACCACCACAAAGACTATGGAGAGAAGCAAGTTACGATCCAAAACCAGGAAAATTAATTATGTTTCCATCTTGGTTAAATCATTGTGTTGAGCCTAACAGATCTGATGATATAAGAATATCTGTATCATTTAATTTTATGCAAAAATGTTTTATAGTATAGTATGTTTGAAATAAAAAAATATCAAGTTATTAAAAATGCTGTATCTTATGATCTAGCTAATTTTATATTTAACTATTTCTTACTAAAAAGAGATGCAGTTGATTTTATGTATAAGAATAATATTCACTCCGAGTCTCCAATACTTGGTACATGGGGTGATACACAGATACCTAATACATTCTCTTGCTATGGTGATTTTGCTATGGATGCTCTGCTAGTTAAAATGTTACCTATTATGAAACAACATACAGACTTAGATTTAATTCCTACTTACTCTTATGCAAGAGCATATAAAAAAGGAGATAAGTTAAGGAGGCATAAAGATAGACCTTCTTGTGAAATATCCACTACACTTAATTTAGGTGGTGACCCTTGGCCTATATTTATAGATCCAACAGGAGGAAGTAATGTAATAAATGAATATAAAGAGATACATAAATCTGATGCACCAGAAGGTGTACAAGTATTACTTGAAGTGGGTGATATGCTTGTATACAGTGGGTGTGAATTAGAACATTGGCGAGAACCATTTGAAGGTAATGTATGTGGTCAAGTATTCTTACACTACAATCATGTTAATGGCCCATTTGCTGATAAAAATAAATTTGATGGTAGACCTATGTTAGGTATGCCACAAATAAAAAAAGGCCCCTAGAGTAAATACTCTAGAAGCCTTTGTTGTTGCCTGCTGGGGGAGTCTTTACGGCTCCCCTTTTTTTATTTTATATTAACAGTTCCAAGCCCTTAACGACTTATTAATTCTACTGTTAGGATCTCTAGCTGTTTTTGCAGATGTAAGTTTTTTCTTCATGCCTTTCATCCTTGCACAGAAGCTAGCACGCCTTTTGTTTCCTACCTTTTTACTTGGGGCCTTTAGGTTTCCCCCAGTTGATCTGTTGTAGGATGCACGACCTTTAGCATTTAATCCACCTTTAGGATTCTTACCTTCTTTTCTCTGCCATGCTGGTGACTTTGCCATTATTTTTTCCTTACTGTCATTGCTGCTCTTTTAAAATTAGCAGCAGTTGGTGCACCTTTAGCACCTTTCTTTTTCATTTTACCCCCACGCTTTCTTTTAGCATGGATGTTAGCATACAAACCCTTTCTCATTATACTTTCTTAGCTAGTTTTTTATTAATTTTTTTCTGTACACCTTCTGGTAATTTAGAAAAACCTTTAAATTTTTTTTTCATAGCAGTTGGTTTCTTTTTCATATTAGTTTTTTTCATTCCATACATTATGTATATCTCCTATATTTAGCTGTTTTTTTTGCAATCCCTTTCGGTTGTTTCACAAACTGTTTTCCCTTCTTTGTTCCTTGGCGTTTTGCTTTTGTCGTTGCCGCATACTCTGCAGATGACATCGCCTTTATTGCTTTCTCTGGCAAATATCTTTCCCCAGTCTCCGAAGATTTCTTTCCAGATTTCGTTCTCCATTTTTGTTTTCCCCATGCTTTTAAACTACGCTGACTTTTTGCGAGTGCCATTAGGATCTTTTTTTCTTTTTGCCATTGCCTTTTAGAGCACTTGCTAACATTTTGTGTTGTCCAGTATGTGCTTTAACAGCACCCTTTAAACCTTTAATAACTTTTTTTATTTTTGCTTTTGCTTTTTTCATTTTTTGTATTTACCTCTCCAATAGTTTTTTCTGTGTATTAATCTAAGTTGATATTCTAGGTCAGTTATACCTAAAATTTTTTTGATAAAGTTTATCATTACTTGTATCCTCCACCTGCTTTCTTATATGCTTTAGCTAAAGCCTGTGCTTTTCTTGCAGACCATTTGCCTGCACCTGTACCATGAGAAGCCTGTGCTTTAATTCTATTAAAGATTGTTTTTCTCATACCAGGTTTAGTATAGTTGCCTGCTTTATTTACTGTGCTTTTTTTCTTCGCCATCTTTTAACTCCTTATAATCATAATCATAACTGCCTTCTTCATTCTCATCAGTTATCCATTTAGATGTATCTTCCACAGACCATATCTTAGTATTAACTAATCTATGTATGAGAGGTTTGCTAGGGTCAGCTGCCATAGAAGGATCAAAAATCCTTAGTCTATTGTTGGGTTGGATTGCATAATTACCATCGTCTAATTCTATTACATGTCCACATTTATGTTGATCTGGTTTTTCTGCATAACCAAAATCTAATTCATTATAGTCACCAGCACACCAATCAATTGTAAATAAATATGTACCTTCTCTTTGTTTCTTTCTTCTAGATGTGTATATCATTTTGCAACCATCTAATTGATAAAATCTAGTTACACTTACATTATAACTAAAAGAATCCCATAACATTAATTCATTTAAAGGTAGTTCTTTTACACCAGGTTTTTTACAAAACGCTGATATAGGTGCTCTCCACCATATACCACCATCTGTCATCATGTAATGAAACAAAGGTACTTGTTTAGGTATAGATGTAAAACCAAATACTACACATTCAAAGTATTTATCGTGTGAATCTTTTTGATCCCTAAGAAA